CAGACCGGATGCCACCCCAGTTCTTCAGGCTGGGGATCTGTTCGGACACTCTAGATTTAGTCATCAGAAGGGAATATCAGAGTCATCAGCAGGCTGAGGCTGGTAGCCGTTGCCCTTGGCCGTGTTGTGCGAGTCCATCGGCTTGGCCGCAATAGCCTTACCAATCTTCACCGACACCCAGGTGTCACCCGCCTGCGTCTTCTTGTTCCAGATGTCCAAGTAATGCAGCGACCCATCAGGCAGCATCACCTTCCCACGGAACGGCGCGTGCCAGTCCTCCGTCTTGTCCTTGTTCGCAAAGGCAGAACCCTGCCCAGGTTTCTGTTCGTAGTTAGTAGCCATTTACATTCTCCTTGTGAAAAGCATTGTCAACGAAAAAGTGAGAAAAAATTGAGGGAGGCCCCCGCTCGCACATGGCCAGGGCGGGGGGGCAAGGGGTGCCTTCACGCGTGCGGCAACGTGCGCGGTATCGCAGGCGCGATGCGCGGGCGCATATGGCTGGCCTTCTGCTCCCTGGGGACACGCTACCCCCTCCCCCTGCTTCAGGACACGCCACACCCCCCCCCACCCGGTTGTCACAAACCCAAACGTTCGTTGGGGTCTGTTACACCGCTTGATCCCAGGCCCTACAAGGCGATGAAGCACCGAGTGGCTACCCATGTCTAGGCCCACCCCTGTTCGCGTCTCCTGAGGCCTTCTAGGGGCCTTGCTGAGGCATCGGCTCATCGGGCATCCCGGTGCAGTTGCAGGATGCTGTCGGCCAGCACGCGGCTGCTCGGGCTCAGTCCCTCGGCTTGGAACAACGGCAACAGGATGTCCAAGTCTTCAGCAATTTCAACTTCAGTCAAACCTGTTTCAATCAATTCAAACAATTCTTGGTTGTTTAGAACTGTCTTAATATTATTAATACTAGTACTACTATCTATAGGTGTTCTTTCTGTGTTCTGTACAACCTCTGAGGTTGTGAATTGGTTGTGAATGAGAGGCTTATCCACAGGTGTCTCATGTACAACCTCTGGAGGTTGTGAATGAGTGCGCTTCCTGAGCGCCTTCTGGTTGGCTTCTTTGATGGCTTTGACCGTCCTGGTCTGTCCTTCTTGGGGCATGGTTCGCTTCTCCTTGGTTGGTTGTCTGAGGGCTTGGCTGATGAGCTGGGCGATCCTGCGCTGGCCTTCTGGGTCTGGCTTGTCGTCTTGCATGGATGGTGGCCTTGTGGGCTCCTGTGCTGAGGTGATGGCAATGGCTGTTTCTGGGTCGATGCTGGGGTCGAAGATCACGCGCCATGTGGTGGCTCGCTCGCCTCGCCAGCCCTTCTTGACCACCTGGACGTACCCGGCGGCTTGCAGCTTGGTCAGGTTCTTGGAGATGGCCTGCTGGGTCACCTTGCCGTCCGCTGCCATGCGCTTTTGGCTCACCCAGGTCAGCCCTGCCCGGTTGCAGTAGGAGCACATCAGGGCAAGGGCGCGCAGCATCCCGTCGCTGACGGCTGGGTCGGTCAGGGCGCGGATGGGCAGCACGCAGACCTTGCGCTGGTCTGGCTCTGCCTCGCGCTGCACTACCCTGGGCCTGCGCTTTGGCAGCTCAAAGGGGATGATGTTCTCAGGCAAGGCGCTCATCTCTGCGGATCTCTCTCATGTGTTGTCGGATGCGCTGCTCGGCACCTTCCCCGTAGACCTTGTCCATGCGGGCCAGATGCTTGTCCACCAGCTCCTTGTTCTTGGTCAGCTCCCAGGTGGTGAGCAGCTCCCTGGCGGCAGCCATCTCCAGCACCCTGCGGTCTGGCAGTGGCCCCTTGTGCTTGGGATACCAAGGCTTGAAGGGGCGCTTCATTCACACAAACCGTAGACGCTGCTGCACAGCGGGCCATCGTTGTCCACCCGCAGGAAGTCGTACTGAACACCGCCTCTGCTGGTCTTTGCCCATTCGACCCTGGCCCAGATGTTGTGTTTGTCCATGTCAATGTCGGCTGCCGTTTCAGCACCCAGCTCCGAGGCCGGGAAAAACGTAGCCGAATTCGTTTTTGATACACGCTGAATTAGTCGCTCCCAATTGGCCACCCGTTCAATTTCTTCAGGGAAACGCTTGCTGATCTCCAGCAGCTCATCCTTGCGGGCGTGGATGCATGGCATACAGCCAACTCGGCCCATGCCCTGCTCATAAAGCGGGTTGTGCTTGATGCCGTGCTTCTTGTGCATATCAAAGCAATCTTGAGCCGTCCACTTCAGAATTGGTCTGTAGTTGTACAAGACTGCGCCATTCTCCAAGGTTATTTTTGTCTCCATCTCAGGCAGATGCCGCCTCGCTAAAGATTCATCAGCACGCACACCCTGCCAAGAAACGACATCATCACCTTGCTTTAAAAGTGGAGTGTGAACTTGATCTGTCAGAGGTTCTTTTTTTAGTTCATTAGAGCAAAATCGAACCCGAGTAGACGGGAATCGACCATGAACAAGACACATATCAAAGAACGGAATGCCGGTGGGTTTTAGGAGTTCTAACGCCTGTGTCGCGACTTCTGGAGTCCACTCATATGCGCCACGATTTGAATGGGTGCCATCAATGACGTTTTGCATCATCTGACGGCGTTTTTGTATCTTCTCGGTGTAGTCGGCCTTGATCGTCCTGATGGGGAAAACCTTGTCGTTCAAATATTGAATGTATTCATAGGTTTGCGGGTGCTCATGGCCGGTATCTGCGAACACAGCCTGTAGGTTGTCTGGCTGGCGCTCAATGGCCAAAAGGAGCAAGGCGGTGGAATCCTTGCCGCCGCTCACACTCACGATGTTGTGTTCTTTCATGCTATTGCCCTCGCTCGTTTTGCTCTAATCTCTCTCGCCACGAAGTCCAGGGCCATCTCTAACTGACCCACGGTGCAGGCATCAAGCTGCGCGTCATGCACCTCCATGCCCAGGTTCAGCGCCGTCAGCTCCGGGCCCGTGAACAGAAAGCGACCCTTCTGCACGCCTCGCTGGCCCATGCTGAAGATGGCATTCTGTGCTGCGGTGATCTCGCTGCGGTACTCATGCCCGATTGCAGCCACGATGGCCAGCGCCTCGGCCACGTTCATGGCCGCGATCAGGTTATCAATGTCTTCCCGCGTGCCAGCCCCTGCAACCATGCAAGACAGGGACTGATGGTTCTTGATTTTCAAGGTTGTGGCCTTGCCATGCTCTCGCACTGGCGTAAAGCCGCCGAGCACATGGCCCATGGTGTCCATGATCACGCCCTTGGGGCGGTAGCTACTCCTCTTTCGCATCATCCCCCCAGATCATGGCGGCTAGGGCAATGGCCAAGAACAGCAAGGCAACCGACAGCGCCAAGCCGATGATGATGCCAAGCACAAAGCTCATTTACAGATCCCCATCAAGCCGACAATCAGATGCCGGGCAAAGATCACCGACAGACACACAGCAGCCACTGCCAGCACAAAGGCAGCCAGCTTCTCCCAGAAGGTCGGCTCGTCATCCGGGTTCATGCTTGCCCCCTTGCGCGGATGGCGGCGGCGCAACCGCTTGCTGAGTATTGGTGCAGCACAAGGTCGTCACACACCTTCGCGCACGCCTCGCGCTCGGCAAGAACATCAGGTGGAGCCTCATATGCGGTGGCTCGCTCGTCATCCCTGCCCTGCGTATAGGCAGCTACGATGAGTTTTTCAAAGCAGCGCGCATAAAACTCAGGGAGCCGCTTAGGAAGCCCAGCCTCCCGCGCCATACGGATGATGTCGTCGTGTGTCATTCCAGCATCTCCTTGACTGTCACCACCAGCCTGGGCTCCAGGCTGTACTGCTTCTGCACCAGCAGGCGCACCACTTGGGTGTCGTCCACATAGGCCACCCCGTTCATGGCATCCAGCACGCCCTTGGCTACGTTGTCCAGGTCTGGCTTGCCAGGGATCTCCTGGCCGTCCAGCGCCCTAGCACGCTTGGCCTTGCTCCAGCTCTTGGGCACGCCCTTGTAGATGTCCACCCGCACGCTGACCGGGGTCTCCACCGGGGCGCACGGCATGGCCTCAGACGCACGGCAGGCGATCAGGGTTTCGTAGTCCCTGGTGGCCGTGTCTGTGTAGGCAAATCCCCTGCGGGTGAACCGTGGGCGGCCCTTGCCTCGGGGCTCTCCGGGCACGATGAACTGCAACTCCATCACAGCAGGCCAGACTGCCGCAGCGCGGCCAGGAACTGCTCATAACGCTCTGCCTTCTCCGGGGCTGGCTGCTGGTCAGTGATGGACAGCGCGAGCTGGATCAGCTCCACGGGCAGATGCTGGCCCTCACGGCACAGATCCAACACCTTGATGGCTTCCTGCATAGTCATATCACTGGCCCTCCGAGCACTCTCCATGCGGTTGCTGCGCACAATGGGACCTGCCCATTTCCAATGGCTTTAAGTCTGTCCACCCGAGCGGCCACCCCATCATGTACTCTGTTGCGATTACCGGCGGGTATGCCATTCTGTAATGCTTGCTTAAGTAGTCCTTCAAGTTGCTGATACTGTGGTTTCCTTTTCTCGGGCCATCCCTTCCTGCTCCCGATGAATCCGAAACCGTCGGCGTTGGCAACCACCCAAATTCTGGCTCTGTGATGAGCAAATCCAACGGCATCTGCTCCCAGCACTCCCCATCTCGCATCAAACCCCATTGCGGCCAAGTCTCCGAGAACTCGTCCAAGCCCCCGAGAAGTGAGCATTGGGGAGTTTTCCACGAACACGAACCTGGGTCGTACTTCGTGAATGATGCGTGCCATTTCTCCCCACATTCCTGATCGCTCCCCGTCAATTCCTGCACCTTTCCCTGCAGCGCTGATGTCCTGGCAGGGAAACCCGCCAGATACAACGTCAACAATTCCGCGCCACGGTCTGCCGTCAAAGGTCTGAACGTCATCCCAAATCGGGAAAGGCGGGAGAAGCCCGTCATTTTGTCGGGCGCACAGTACGCTTGCTGGGTAGGGCTCCCATTCGACGGCGCAGACGGTTCGCCATCCGAGAAGTTTCCCCCCAAGTATTCCGCCACCAGCGCCTGCGAAAAGAGCCAGCTCATTCATTCCCCCTCCGTCATTGCTTCACTCCCATCAGGAACCGCTGCAGACGGGGCTCTAGGCCGCCGTAGCGGGGCTGTAGCTGGTCTCGCACGCACTGGTCAATGATTGCGCTGATGCTGCGGCGCTGGTCTGCGGTGGCCTTGGTCAGCAGCTCCCTGCTGTCAGGGTGCAGCCTCACCAGGAATGGGATTCTCTTCTGTTGCATGGGCCTGCTCGGTATCGTGGCGATAGCGCTGGAGTCTACACGCATCCAGGGTCAGCTTGGGCATTAGGGTTTGTCCTAGTGTTTTTCTTGGTCTTGCCTGTTGCCACCGATATCGCTTGTGCTACAGTTCACCCATCGCAACCGAGCAGATAAAGCTCACAAGGAGAGACGATGACCAAGCTGATCAACCTGTACGAAGTTCGCTACTTCCCCGCTGGCTCGGATGTCAGCCGCAACCTGAGCCGCAAGAGCCGCATCCTGCCGTACCGCAAGGCCCTTGCTGTGATCCGTCGCCTGAAGAAGGCCGGTGTTGACGCAGTGATCGGCAGCCCCTGGCGCGTTCGCGTGGAGGCCTGAGATGACCCGCTTTGTCGCCTACTACCGCGTCTCTACTGACCGCCAGGGCCAAAGCGGCCTTGGCCTGGAGGCCCAGCGCACCGCCGTCACCCAGCACATCGGCACTGCCGAGCTGGTGGCCGAGTTCACCGAGGTCGAATCTGGCCGCAAGAATGACCGTGAGCAGCTTGCCCTGGCCCTGGCCGCAGCCAAGAAAGCTAAGGCCGTCCTGGTCATTGCCAAGCTAGACCGCCTTGCCCGCAACGTCCACTTCATCTCCGGCCTGCTGGAGTCTGGCGTGCCCTTTGTCTGCGCCGATATGCCCGAGGCAGACCGCACCTTCCTGCAGATGTCTGCCGTGTTCGCAGAGTGGGAGGCCCGCAAGATCTCCGAGCGCACCAAGGCCGCTTTGCAGGCCGCTAAGGCCCGTGGCGTGCGCCTGGGTAGCCCTGCCCCCATCAAGGGCAGCGAGGCTGGCATAGAGCGCATCCAGGCCCGTGCTGATGCCTTTGCCTCCCGTGTCCAGCCCATCATTGTCAGCATCCAGGCAGCCGGTGCTGCCACCCTGCGCGACATTGCCAGCGCCCTGTCTGCCCGTGGCATCCAGACTGCCCGTGGAAACACGGACTGGAAGCCCGCCCAAGTTGCCCGTCTGATTGCCCGTTAACCAAAGGAGAAACCATGAAAACCACGAAACGATTCCCCCGCACCATGGAGGAGGCCTTCGGCCCCGGCCACCGAGGCGGCATCTACGAACAGCCTCCCGAGTTCAGCTTTGCCGACAAGGTCATCATTGGCCTGTGCGGGGTGATCCTGTTCGGCCTGCTGCTGGCCATTCTCTGGGGGGTCATCTGATGAGCCAAGCCAACATGATCATGGAGATGCTCAAGCGCGGCCCGGTCACCGCCATGGATGCCCTGCAGGAAGCGAACTGTTTCCGGCTGGCAGCCCGCATTGCAGACCTGCGCCAGCAAGGCATTGAGATTGAGACCGAGACCGTCACCACCCCCACGGGCAAGCACATTGCCCAATACAAACTGAAGGAGAGCCAACATGGCCGGGAAGTTAACTGATGACCGCATGATGTCCGCATCCCGCCTGCCGGGTCTGCTGGGCTACAGCAAGTACAGCCGCCCTAATGATGAGCTGCAGTTCAGCATCAATGCCATTGACGGCAAGCCCCGCGAAGACATCGGCAATGAAGCCATGGCCTGGGGCAACACCCTGGAGCCCGTGGTGCTGACCGAGGCCTGCAAGCGGCTGGGCATTGACCAGTTCGACACGAACATTACCAAGCCCTACCGCAGCCAAGCATGGCCCCTGCAGTGCAGCCTGGATGGCATCGCCCAGGGCAGCGGCCAGACCATCACCAGCAACAGCGACCTAGGGATCTACGTTGTCGGCCAGGACAGCATCGTGCTCGACGGCCCCGGCGTGCTGGAGGCAAAGGTCACCAAGACCTACCCGGAAGACACGCCCGACCTAGCGCGAGGCCCCATCCAGCTCCAGGGCCAGCTCTTGGTCACCGGCTACAAGTGGGGTGCAGTCTGCGTGCTGTACCAAGGCATTGAGATGCGGGTGTTTCTGTTCGCTCGGCATGACTACACCCAGAACCAGATCATCAAGTCGGTCAATGACTTTGAGAGCAGGCT